CGCTGCGAGTGTTACCTGCTCTATCGTGTGCAAGTGATACTGTTTGCTTACGGTAGACAAATAATCGCCCGTATCAGTGCGGTATAGAACGCTATGGCTATCAATGTCGCGGTCTTGTCGCATAGGCAATCGGGCAACATTTGCGCCGGTTAACCTTTCCGATTCAGATTGGGGCGGACAGTCAAGTACAACGTCGTATTTGACATTCGCCCTCTTAATCTCAAAAGGCAATGCGGCTGCACGCCATACGTCGATAGGCGCTGAAGGATCAACCCGGTTAGGCCTGAATCCCTCGCTCTCCCACCATACATTTACACCGTGTGCAGCAGCCATATTTACGCGATCGTTTGTCGTGTCTATTTCATGTGACATTAGTTTTTACCTTGTAAGTTAATAGGATGTGCGACCGACGTTATCTAGGAGTCGGTTTACTCCGCCGGTTTACTTAGCCTGCCAGTATTGCCGGGACAGCGCGCATGGCTTCACCTAGGGACGCAAAAACAAGAATCGCCCTTGCAAGCCCACCGGATACAGATGATGCGGTATCACTATGAGCGGATATCGCACGGTCACTAAGACATATCCAATGGCTACGCCGATTATGCACCTATTGCTAGCAATTTACAATCGCGGGAAAAGCACCATTCCCTACTCTATAACTGGCTACCTGTCAACATTGACATAGGGGTTAAGACTTGATCTAGATAGGCTGATATTAGTGCTTGACATTGTCGGATTTATGCTGTTCGGATATTCTCCCCACACACGCACACCTCACTCAGATATTTTTCCCCTTGTCAACCTGTCAATTTATACAGTTCAAACCAAATGCAAATGCGAATGATTCGTATTCCCATATCAGCATATTACCGCATTAGTATATAACCAAATTCTAATATACCCCGGCGGCGATGCGAATGAGAACGATTCGCATTGGCCCCCCTCCAACCCCTTTTTATTTTTAACTTTAAATCGAATATCCTCCACACTCACCAGTGGGATGTTTTATACTCTAACCCCCTTCAGAATTTAAGGGGTAGATACTGGTAGGGTTACCAAGGGGTAACCGAGTTAACCTGAAATAATGCCCTTAAAGGCCCTTAAAATGAGAACAGATAAGCAAGAAAGATTCATTGAGAGTTACTGTCTTACCGGTAATGCCGCCAAAGCAGCGGAGATGGCTGGCTATTCTAAGAAGGGTAGTAAGCAGATGGGCTATATGCTCAAGAATCAATTTTCTAGTGAGATTGATGAGCGAATGCGTAAGATGATCCAAGATGCAGTTCCCGGCGCTTTAGCGCAGGTTAATGATCTAGTGGCTAATGCTGTGTCTGAAGGGGTTAGGTTGAATGCCTGTAGAGATGTACTGGATAGGGCTGGATATAAACCTGTAGAGAGGCAGGAAATCTCCCATGTAGAGACAAGTTCTACTGAAGAGTTAGAGAAAGAGTTGAAGGCACTATTGAATTAGTTGCACTTATGAGACCTTATGAAGAACGCTTACTGCGACCTTTATACGACTTAAATGACCTTATGAGAGAGTTGTAGCCCCTTATAGAGGAAGTGAGTTGTAGACCCTTATGGAGAACCCTTAGTGATCCCTATAGAGAGATAATATGAGCCATGTGAGATCATTCAGTGAGGGGGTAAGGCGATATATGCCAGCGGTTACAAAAGCAGAACTAGAAAAAGCAGTTGAAATAGCCAAGGAACTAAGGCAGCGTGAGCGCTATAACAAGATAGACACTTATGATCCCTATCCTTACCAACTAGAGTTCCACTCCACTAGCAAGGAGAATAATCAACGATTATTAATGGCTGCCAACAGAATAGGCAAGTCATATTGTGGTGCAGCGGAGATGAGTTACCACTTAACAGGATTGTACCCTGATTGGTGGGAAGGACGCAAGTTCAGACAACCCATTACAGCATGGGCAGGTGGTGTATCTAACGAAACCACTAGAGATATTGTACAAGCAGAATTACTGGGTTCCCCCGATGATCCCGAAGCCTTTGGCTCTGGCGCGATTCCACGCAGACTAATAATAAAGACGGAACGCAAACCCGGAGTACCAAATGCCAAGTCCGTAGCCCTCATACGGCACATTTCCGGTGGGAACTCTTCTTTACACTTCAAAGCCTATGAGATGGGCGTTGATAAATGGCAGGGTCGTTCAGTCGATGTAGTATGGCTGGATGAAGAACCCAGCAGGGAATTGTATTCCCAAGCCGTGACACGAACCCTCGACAGGAGGGGGATGGTTTACATGACCTTCACCCCTGAGCAGGGTATGACTGAGACTGTTGCGGCCTTTATGAACAACATTCAAAAGTCGCAGTCCTTGACAAACGCCACATGGGATCACGCATCTGAGAAGATAACCTCTATGAAAGGGGAGAAAGGACACCTCTCAGAAGATGTGATGACCCAGATTCTCTCTGCCTACTCCCCACACGAAAGGGAGATGAGAAGGTACGGCAGACCTTCTATTGGCTCAGGACTTGTGTTCCCTGTAAATGAGGAGAACTTAATGATCTCTCCCATAGAGATAGAGGAGCATTGGCCCAGAATAGCAGCCATAGACTTTGGCTGGGATCACCCCACAGCAGTTGTATGGTGTGCGGTTGACCTAGAAGAGGAAACTTTCTACATATACGACTGCTACAGGGCATCTAAAGCAAGCCCTACAGCACACTCAGAGGTTATAAGGCAAAGACCCTCATTCATTCCCATCGCCTACCCACATGACGGAAATCGCAGGGATAGCATGGGGAATCCGGGCCTAGCCGACCAATACAGGAATCTAGGTTGTAACTTCCTGCTAGAGCATTTCACCAACCCCATACCTCTAGGTGGGAAGAAAGGCTCCAACTCCATTGAAGAAGGCATCATGGCGATGCTCCAATCTATGGAGGCCGGTAAGTTTAAAGTGTTCTCTACTCTTGCCCCTTGGTTTGAGGAGTTTAGAATGTACCATAGAAAGGACGGTAAGACCGTCCCATTACGAGATGATTTAATGGCTGCAACAAGGTACGCCTTCCAATCACAAAGATATGCTATTGCGGGTTCTGACCCAGCATGGACTGGCGATCTAACATACAGGAATTACGGAATTGTCTGATAACGAAACAGAATTAGTATCACGGATACGTCAAGAGATAGCAGATTCTCTTGGGTATGATGGTGAAATATCTATACAGCGAGAGAAGGCTATAAAGTATTACTATGCCCTACCATTCGGTAATGAGGTAGATGGTCGCAGTCAATACGTTGACTCTACTGTGCAGGATACTGTCGAGTGGATCAAACCCTCTTTGATGAGGGTATTCGCGTCTGGTGACGAGATGGTTAAGTTTACCCCCCACGGCCCAGAAGATGTGGCGGCTTCTGAACAAGCCACCGACTACGTTAACTACGTCTTTACTAAAGATAATCCCGGCTGGGAAATTCTCTACTCATGGTTCCATGATGCCCTCTTGCAGAAGAATGGCATAGTAAAGGTATGGTGGGACGAGTATGAAGAGCCAGAAAGGGAAGAATACTCCGGGCTTAGTGAGGAAGATTTACAATTACTCATCACCCCTGCAACTGTAGAGGTTGTAGAGCATACTGTATCTGATGTAGGACTGCATGACGTTGTGGTGCTACGCTCATCTTATGGTGGAAGAGTCCATATAGAGAACGTACCGCCCGATGAATTTCTTATCTCAAGAGAGGCGAAAGGAATACAGGATGCGCGATTCGTCTGCCATAGAGTGAAGAAAACTGTTTCAGAACTAAGGCAGATGTACCCTGATGATGGCTTTGATGTAGGCGAGTTAGGCGGGGGGTATAACGAAGAGTTATTCAATGCGGAAAGAATTGCTCGTTACGAGTTTGATAATTCATCCTCTTGGGGTGATGGGCTGGACGGAACAGGTGAAGAGGCTCTAAGAGAGTATTGGTTACATGAATCCTTCATCAGAACAGATTATAACGATGACGGTATCGCGGAACTACGCAAGGTTTGTACGGTGGGAGATTATATATTCTCTAACGATGAGATTGATAAAGTCCCGCTTATTTCGATTACCCCCTTAAAGATACCACATAAGTTCTTTGGCCTGTCGGTTGCTGATCTTGTTATGGATTTGCAACTCATTAAGAGTACCCTGATGCGAAATTTAATGGACAACGCCTATAACCAGAACTTCGGTAGGTATGCTGTCATTGAAGGTCAAGCGAATCTGGATGATTTGCTCACCCAGCGTCCGGGCGGTGTGGTAAGAGTTAAATCCCCACAAGCCGTCATGCCCTTGGCTACCCCTCCTCTCCA